GTTGTAGCCATTAGAAATACTTTCGTTTAGTCCAAGTTTGTCCAGACAAATCCATTTTTTCAATCCATTGAATAAACAATCCTTCTTCTCTACCCATTGCTTCTATTTCCCATGGTTGATCCCAATAACTTACTTTGTTTGAATTAACAATGTCTTTTTTAAATTTAGTAATAAAATTATCTTTAGTTTCTCTCATCTCACCAGTAGCCCATTGTTTTACATGAACCAACTCGTGAGCAATTGTTTCAAGCATACTTCTCATTTTTAATTTTGAATCTATTTCTATAAGGAAGTCTTTTGGTGGTATATTTGAATCTTCGTAATAGGTAGTTTCACCATACGAATCTGTTTTTTTGTAGAGTGTTGGTTTAAACACTATACGAATATCTAATGTATTACTTAGACGAGATGAAATGAGTTTTTCAAGACAAAACTCAGCTAATGATTTAGCTAGTTTTTTCTGTTCTTTTGTTCCCCCTCTAAAAGTAATATATGCCATACCATTATTTAGGTTAAAAACGAATCCAATTAATTATAGCAATTAAAGACCAAATTACATAGAAACAGTTCATTAAAATACGTGGTTTATCTGAATCTACACTTGCTGCATAAAACCAACAACTAGAAGATATGAAAGCGAGTACCCATCCCCAAACTTGAAAAGATAACACTGCACTTCCAGTGCAAAGTGCTGCAAAAATACCTGCAATTGCTGCAGTCCATCTTGCGAAAGAATCAAACTTTGTTTTCTTTAATAACTTTATTTTTTTTATTATCAACATAATATAGTTCTGGCTTTGGTATTTCTTTTAAAGAAATAATTTTAGCATTCATATAATTTTCAATTCTATTTTTTGCATCTTCTTCAGTGTCAGAATAAAACCAAGATTTTATTTTATTTTTGCTCTCGTTAAGTATTATTTCAAACTCCCAAGCTTTGTTTAAACGATCTTTCATTTAAATATATCCTTAATAACTTCCCAAAGTGATAATGTTTTGTAATTGTCAACTTCTTCGTTTCCTTGACTTTGTCCTGATGGATTTATTGATTCTATTTCAGCTGACCAATTAGAATCGAACGAATCATATTCATTATATTGTTTATTCATAATTTCATCTATCGCCCCATAATTCTAATGCTTTTGGCATTGTAATTTTATTCCATTTATTATTTAAATATTGTTCAAATAGAACAGCAACAGTCATACATTTTATATCACTGTTTTCACAATTTAATCCATGGGGACTTGAAACATTTACAATTGATGGTCTTCTTATAAGTTCTGAACAAATAAGTTCACAATCATTATCGTGATATCTTAATGTGATTTTATTTTGATCTTCCTCTTGATCCATCTCATAATCTCTAGATTCATCAAGCCATTCATTTTTAGGTATGGCAAATCCGTTTTTAAATTTAAACCATTCCATATAAGCATTAGAATCACCATAACTAAAATTCATTTTAACTGAACCACTTGGTGATGCTGAATCAATATGAATACCTAGTTTTCCTCCAGCTGGAGTGACGAATAACTCTATTTGAGCGATTTCGAATATATCAGTTTCAAAAGATTTAAGATTAGGTGATGCATAATTTTTATCTAAAATATGTTTTCCTGTAGGAAATTTTTTAATTATTTCCATATTTTGTAGTGGATCAAATTGTTCTTTTAAATGAAAAAAAAAGTTAGAATCGTATTGTTTATTCATCATATATTTCAAAGTGATGATTAATTTCTTCTATTGTTTTATTTTTTCTACTATATTGTTTTTTATTCTTTACAATCTTTTGTTTAAACTTGGGTGTTCTTAAAGACTTAGCTACTGGATTTCTTTTCATGTTTAAATACCCAATCTATAAAATGTCCCATTCTTTCAAGTCCATATCCTATGAATATTGTAAATATCATAAGAGAGAATAGTGTTGCTATAACTATCCAGAATAAAATATTAATAAATCCCCAAAGGATTGTTCTAATCAACGATGTAATCATTTAAAACCTCTTTCATGTTTGATATTGGCATTCCCCAGTCTTTTGGTAAAGCTGGTGGATTAGTTCCATATGGATATAGAGTGACAGAAATTGCTTTTCTTGGCTCACTATATGTTCGCACACTATGTGGCTGACCACTTACTATACAAGTTGGTGTTCTTACAGTAGTTCTTTCAACTTCTTCAACTTCATTTTCTTCAAAAGTGTAGCTGTAGTCATCATAACGTCCATCGTTTTGTTCTCCGTCAGTTGCTCTTGGTATCCAAGATGTTTTTGGTTTAAACCAAAGATTATGATGGTCTCCTTTACTATAAGCCCAATTTAATTTGCATTTTTCTGAAAACTCAATAGCATCAACATGTATTTCCATTTTGTAATTTGCAGGAAATGAAAAAACCTCAGCATCCCAATAGAGTAATTTATGTTTTTTAAAAAACTCAACAGCTTCTGGATTGAAATATTGATTTGGTACTTGTATAAAACAAGGTGGTAAATTGTGAAACCACGTCATACCTTTTTCACTTAAAGGATCTTTAAAAGGAAGTTTTAAATGAAAATAATTGTTAGCCATTAAATATTTCCTTATTTGCCATATTTTTTTCCCAAAAGTATAACTTAATAGTCTTATTAATTTTTGAAATACCTTTTAATACTTTTTTATTATCTTCAGTATGCTCGATTGCACCAATTGAGTTAATTGCATCATTCTTAAACTTTACTACGTTGTTCACAGTTCTTGGTACATTTAATAAAGATAATGAAATTACTCTTCCAGGAAAATATTTATTTAACCAATTCATCGTTATTTCCCATGTACGTTGATCTTTTTTCCTTGCTGAAATTACATGAAACTTATCTTCAGTTGGTTTATACAATAATTCAGCAGAACTATACCAATCATATAGAAATTCTTTTCTTGCTCTTCTTTCATCTCCATTCATATGTCCCCATTTTTTTATATTTGGTGGTGGATTTAGTGCAAGAACACCATCCATATCGTAAGATACTATCATAATAAAATTAAATCTATATTTGTTTCATTTTGAATAATTGATTTTTGTTTTTCCCAAATCAATTTACGTTTTTCATCTGATAAAGATGTAAATTTAGTTAAGTCCTCTGCAGTTTCTACAGGATATGTCCAAATTAAACCATCATTTCCAGCTGGTGCACAAACTGGAATGCCAGCATAAAGTGCATGAAAAGCACGACCAGTTCTCCATCCAGATGTTTTATGCTTACTATCATAAACAGTTAAACATCCTTTATAATTTCTATAAAATTTTCTTCGATCTTTTTGTTGTGGATTTTCAATAACGTTTATATTAAAATCAGTCCACTCTTTTGGTTTTCCTGATATTTCAATATTCGGTGATTTTAAAAATTCTTTAAAGTATTTTGTTCTTCCATTTGGTCTTCCGATATAAACAGTTTTATCTATATTACCATTTGAAAAAGATTCAAATGACATTCCATTCGCCATTGGTAAATCTACAACTCTTACACCCATTGGACATTTAAGAATTGTTGAAACTTCTGCAGAATTAGTTGCATTTGCTGCAACTACCCATCTATTCCATTTTTCATTTGGTAATAACTCCCAAAGAAATGGTAGATCAGGATCGTCATTAATGAATATTATTTTACCAGAATGTGATTTAATTAGTTCAACTGTTTTGTCCCAATCTTTTTTATAGAATTGTAAATTTGTTCCACCAAATTCTAATATAAGTATATCACAATTTGTGTATGTATCAACAGATGTAAATCCATCTGCTGCTGTTGCTTCTGTTGGTGTTGAAAAAGGAATTATTGAATAACCAGATGCGAATAAGTTTTTAAAGAGTGCGATTCTTTTCTCTACCCATGCACCACGAACACCAGATTCTTTATTTGTTAATCCTATCTTACCAGATACTCTCCGATAACCAAGTTTTAATCCCTTGTTTGAAGAATTAGCAGTATAATACCAATCTAGTGCTCGTTCCTCTCCTAAAAATTCATGGAGAGACATGGTTAAAAAAATGCTTCAAGTGAAGATTTATTCGCTTCAGGATGGTATTTGTGTAATGATTCTTTACCTAATTTAGATGTTAGATAATCATACCATTCTTGATCTTTCCACATATTTTCTGAAACTCCATTCCAAAGTTCTCTTTGTAATGGATGGTCTTTATTTCTACGTCTATCCTCAACATAATTTTTTCTTGTTAATTCATAATTCCAAGAGCCAAGTTCTAGCATCTTTTCTCTGAAATAACAAACGAAAGAAATACGTTCTGCTTCAGGATCTTCAACAGTCATTTCAGTATTTCCATGAATACCCTCGTGATTGTTAATTAATAATAAATCTCCTGGACGTATATTTACAGCAACTTTGTATTCTGGTAGTACTAGATAACCTCCTTTGTACTTACCATTGTTTGATACTACTGTAAGATTACTAAATCCTTCATTTAAATCACCAGCATCTCTATGTGCTGCTGTTCTAAAAGTTTTATTTACAGTCGCTGTAGTAAATACAGTTCCTGGAATAATAAACTTTGGATCCATTTTATCACATGCTTCTTTTTGTTTCGCAAAACGTTCAGGCAGTAATTGTTTAAAACCATCTGAAAGTTTTTGTAAGAATGGGAACCCCATAGCAAATTTCTCAGGATTCTTTTCAGTAAATGATGTTGCTCTTCCATAAGGAATACGAGGATATCTATCAAAATATCCAGCAATACCAGACCACACTGCTTGCGCATATGAAGTTGTTGAAGTCAATTTAGACTTTACTCGTATTGCTTCTTTTACTATTTCATCACGAGATAATGATTTTATTTCATTTAACCACTCTTCAAAGATAAATCCTTCATCAGTGACTTTATTCTTAAGCCAAACAGATCCTCTGTTTCCTGCTGCTGTTTTATCTTTGTTTTTATATTTTTCTGTGATTGTTGTTATAGGATTAGAACCATCAAGTGTAGTTTCATACTTAGATAATGCTTCAAGCATTTCTTCTTGATATTCCGTCACCCAGTCACGACCACCAAGTTTTGAACCTTTTGGTCCTGCTGCTATGCCACGATTTTGTGTTTCGACTGCTGCTTCTCGAAGACCTTTATATGCTAAGTCTTGTTGCTCTTTCGTAAACCAATTTTTTCTAAACTTAAACAGAATGTTTTTCTCGCTGTTTATCCCATCTACAGATGGAGCATAGAAATCACAATCATATTCCACCAAAGTGTCATAGTGTGAATGATCTACAAAAGTCGCAAGCAAATGCTCACAATCAACTTTAGTTGCTGCGGTTATCACTTTTGTTGTCATCTTTTTTCCTTTATGTTATTCATCGAATTTAAACGATGATGTTGTTTCTGCCTTTATTCTTTCACCTATATTTCCTTTATCAAATACAGGTGTAGAATCTCCTGCGTCAGCTAGTGCCATATGTCTTTTCATATGTTCTGTTTCAAGATTATAGACTTTCATCTTGTTTCTTTCAACACCAACGACAAATCTTTTATAATAATTAGGATCGTTATAACGATTCTTTAATTGTTTTACACTTGCTATTCCTTCTTTAATCATATCTTCAGTAGCAATAATCGCAAACATAAAGTCAGCTGTTGCTGGAAGACCGAATGATTCAGAAGTATCTTCTAATCCTAAATCAGAAGAAGTAAATCCTTGTCTTGTTGTTTGAGTAGCAGTCATTATAGGTAAATCATATTGTACTGCTAGTCCTCTTAATTCCTCTGCTATGCTCTTAATAACAGTGTAAGAATTATTATTTCCACCATATTTTAATCTAGCAGAAACACATAGATTTAAATAATCCACGTAAATAACATCTGGTTTAAAATCTTTTTTCATTTTTAGTTCATCAAGTAATGATCTAAAATGACCAACATGGGCTGTTGCTGTAGGAAACTCTTTTATAACAAGTTTTCCTTTAGTTTTTTCTTTCACTCTATCAACACGTAAAGTAAAATCTATTTTCTCTAGGATTTTTAACTCATCCATAGTGACATTTAATAAGTTCGCATCAATACGTTCAGCAATCTTTTCTTCAGACATCTCTAGAGTTATATAGAGTACATTAAGATTATTCATTAAATTTGCTGATGCAAAATGACATAAGAATAAAGATTTACCAACTCCTGTTCCTGCTAAGGCAACATTCAAAGTTTTATTACTTACACCACCACGTGTAATAGTATTAAACAAATCTATATCAAATGGTATTTTTTCTTCTGTACGTTTATAAAAATCAAAACGATCGTCTGCATTTTCAAGATAATCATGACCAACTGATTTGTCAAAAGAAACTGAAAGTGCATCAGATAATAAAGAAGGAATACTATCTTGTTTTCTTACTTTATCACGACCATCTATAATTTTAATACTATCCATAATAGAATTATAGACAGCTTTATCTTTGCAAAATTTTTCAGTTGCGTCAACTAACCACTTAGAATTTATATCTTCTTTATTCTTTAAGTCTTTTGTATAAGCTTGTGCTTGTTGATAATCAGTTTCAAATAAAGTTTTATCATTACCAAGTTCAATATCAATAACTTCAACTGTAGCTGGTTTATTAAATTTAATAAAAAACTTTAATATTTGACTAGCAATTGCTCTTTCAATTTTATCTTGGAAATATTCTTCACGTAAATGTGGTACAACTTTACGAGCATAATCCTCGTCATGAAGTAAATTTTTAAGTATTGTTGTTTCTATTCTCATCAGTTTTAGTTTTTTTTGTATATGCTTCCATTTCTTCGCTACCACCTCTAAACAAAATAGTTTTATTTCTAGCTTGTTCTTCTATACAAGCCATAAGAAAGTCTCCTAGATGTCTTTCAAGTAATTGCTTACTTTCTGGTATCTCTACATTAAATGGATGTAATGATTTATCTACATTAGCATCATACTCGTAGAATAATTTAATATTACCATCTGTTTGATTCTCAAATGATACTTTACCAAATGATGCAACTACGTTTTCAAGTATTCCATTTTTAAATTTAATTTCATTAGATCCATACTTACCTTTATTTTCTAAAGTTTCATATGGTGGTACTCTTACTGGTTGTGATTTAAGATACTCATCCCTTGCTGCTTCATATAATTCTTTAGATTGATATGAGTCAGGATTAATGAAAGGAAATAAATTTTCCCTTGTAGCAGGTATTTCCGTGTTATTCGGATTTTGTTTTTGTTTTTCGTCCACCATCTTTTTTATCTTCTGGTTGTATTTCACTTACTTTATCTGATAGTTCGATAGTAGATCCATATTTGAATGTTTTTTGAGTATATTCATTTATTCTATCTAATATTTCTTTTGTAAAATACTTTTCAGGATCTTCTTTAATAGCTTTACCAAATACTTTGGTTCCACCAATATCAATTCTACCACCCTCATCTTTCCATATACCAGCATCAACTGCAACGTCAATTAATCCATAGTATCTATCAAGACCTTTTTCATACGAAAGTTTTATTTCAGCTTTTAAAAACTCTCTTGTAAATCTAGATTTTTGTAAAGTCGCTTTTACAATATTACCAACTACATTTTTTTCACTGTCTCTGTCTTTTGTTTTAGATAGATACACAATTGTTGATGCAGCATATTTTAATCCAGAACCACCACCCATTTCTTTAGTTGGTACATAAGCCCCAATTACATCATATGTATGGTTTGTGACAATCATAGGAACTTGTATTTTAGATAATCTTAAAGCGAGTACTCTAAAAGCACCACGAATTAATTGTGCTCTTGTCATATCACGTGTATCGTTTCCTTCAATAATATCTTTTACTTCTTTTTCAGTTGAAAGATTACCAAGAGAATCTAATACAATCAAAATAGGATGTCTTGCGTTTAATGGAACTTTATCAATATTATCACAAATCTTTGTAGCTTGATTTCTAAATTCTTGTACTGTTGATACAGGTATTAATACAAATCTCTTAGGATCTATACCTCTTTCAGCAAGCATATCTTTAGTAATAGCACCCTCTGTTTCAAAGTATATAATGCCTGCTTGTTTTCCTAATTCTTGAAATGTTTTACAAATTCCTAGTGTGAAAAATGTTTTTCCACTTGATGGTTCTCCTGCTAATGCAGTAATTTTGTTTGCTGGCAATCCATCATAGATATTACCAGATAATAAAGCATTGAATATATAAGATCCAGTATCTACAAATGATGTAGAATCTCCGACTAAATCACCATCAGCTGTACCAGCATATTCGTTATTAATATCTTTTATTACGTCTTTTAAAAAATCAGGCATTTGTATATTTCTCCCTTTTATTGATTGTATCTTGTAATTCAACAATATCTTCTTCTATTTTTGTAAGATTATAATTGTTTTTTAGATAGTTAGTTGATTCAAATTCGTGTTCGTTTTGAAGTTCTTTTAATTCTATTTTTAATTCTTTTAAGGTTTTCATAATATTTTTATGGGGTATAGGTATATTATACCCCATTTTTAATTGCAAGTAAAGATGGGATTATAGAGATTTTATTTTATATTCAATCACTATAAAAGATCTGAATCTTCCTTGATCTAAGAATTGTTTATCATAAACAACTTTATACTTTGATAAGGATTGTTCAAATGTTTGGTTTTTCTCTGTTGACTGATACTGACGATTTACTCCGTCTTTTGTACTTTCAGTCGTTGACAATGTTTCTTGCTTTGTTAAGCTGTTTGATAATACATCGGCAACAGAAATTTTAGCATTTAATACTGCTTTTGATTTTGATAACTCCATGTCTGAAGATACACCAGAACCACAGCCATATAATACTGCGTCAGTAGATTTAAATTCATTACATACTAATGCTGCAACTTTAATTAAATCTTCGTTTCCGTCAACTGATGCTTTACCATCTAATTTTGATAAATTACCAGCACATGCTCCTAAGAACATTAACGAGCCTATTAATAATATTTTTTTCATATCGTTTCCTCCTTTCTATCTAGCAGATGTACCACCAGCAACTCTTTGTAATAAAAGAGAAGACATTAGTACTATCATTGTTTCACCAAGAGGTGATGTAATCAAATCTTTTATTAAAGAAGAATCATTTTCACCAGTTTTTACTTCTTCGTGGCATCGTTTCACTTCATCTCTGCCAATAACTACACCATCTTTGGTTCTTTCTTGACTTTCATAAATGCAGGAATTTCTCGGACCAGATTGTCGATTAATTCTATCTGCATCATACCCATACGCATTGCCATTAATATAAGCTGTGACAAATGCATCTGAATTGAAAGATCTTACTATCGCTTGTGCGTTCACTGCTTTCGCAAGGAAAAAACTAAGCACAAGATAGAATACAGTTAAAAAAATAAATCTTTTCATATTAATTAACGATTAGTCTTTCTTCGTATAGGTATCACTTTACCTCTTATTTTAGTTTCATTTTCATGTAAGGTAGATACTTTTATTATATCTCTTTTAATTAAATTAAGTCGAGTAATTGCTGCAGTCAGCATATTACTTTCAACATAATCTCTTACATCATCAATATCTTCAACTAGTTTATGTGTAAAAATTTTATCGTACATTAGTTCTTTTTTTCTGGTGTTGGATTAAAGTATTCCTTTAATCTATCAATCGTTAAAGATAGATTTGGGCTTTCTTCTTTTGTTTTTGTCCAAGATTCAGTTTGATACAGTTTTACTTCTTCCCAATAATTAAGCAAACCAGTTCCTATTTTATCTGGACTAGTAATTATAAAATTACCAAAAGACACTATTTCATTCGCTATCGAAATTGTTGTATTCTCATACCATTCTGTAATTTCATCTTTAATTTTCTTTTCAGTTGATATAGCAGATTTTGGCATAAAAGTTAAAAGTAATACTAATATAATTGCAAATATAACTGCACCAATCAAATCGTGCTTATGAGATAAGTGTTTTGATACTTTAATTTTTGGTTGCCAATCCCAATCTCTACTAGTACTCATCTTTTCTTTATTCTCAAAAGATTCAGAATTAACTTGTTTAACGTGTGATTGTTTTTTGTAATTAAAAGATTTAGTGTCCATTATTGTCTATCCTTAGTCATTTGTTTTGTTTGATATAATAACTCACTCATTATACTTTTTGCCATTTGTTGCATCGAATCTTCCATCTCAGCTTCAAATAGTTTTTTCTTACATTCACGATCACAGCTGTTTGGAATTAAATTTAAAACTACAGCATCATAGGTTGGATTCTTACGAGCCAAACTATGTATTGTGAATATAACACAAAATACTAATAAAACTTTAAATATAAATTTAAACATATATGTTAGGGTTGTTAAAAGCGATTTTACCAATCTGATTATTTGATGGAATTTTATTCTTATTAATAAAAATTTTACTTAAAGAATATGGAAGATAATAATTATCTTCTTGATCGTCATAGCCACCACCATTTTTTATATCCATACTAGGTGCAAAATATCTTAGTTTATTGCTTTTAAGTTTTGCAGTTTGTAAAAGTTTAATAGTTGAATTTTCAAAAGTATGATAATCATTTACAATAAAATGTTGTCCATATAAAAAACTTATATACAAAGGTTTTTTACCTTGTTCTCTGTATTTACATAAACTAGCAAATTTACTTAATGAACATAACATACTTCTATCGTGTTTATATACTTTCCAACATAAATAACCATCATTACTGAATAAATTAAAATTTCTAGATCTAAACTCAAATATATAATCTTCATTTACAGCATCTATTCTAGATTTACTATCTGTTGTATTATGAATAACTTTACCATACATCTTAACAAAATGTTCACTTTTATTAAGAGCAGTTGAAATGAACTCATTCATTTCTTGTTGTTTTTGAGAATTACCCCATGTCGATTTAATTAAATTAGAAAATTTTATATCATTACCATCAGGAAGAAGACTTTGTTCATTCCAAGAAGTATTTGCAAATTTTCTATTTTTAATTTCATTAAAGTTTAGTGGTATTGTCATTGCAGTCATATTTTATTAGTGCCTTTCATCATATAGTTTATTTTATTGTTTCTAAGTATTTTATTGTTGTACGAATAGCATCAGCATAACCACGAGCATAATGTAATTCTTGATATTCACTATCAGCAAGATCACCCTCTGCTTTTTTGGTTTCAAGATATTCAACATCTTTTAATGTGTCTATTAATATATTTGAACACACATCAATAGCAGTTAATATATCTTCAGTTTTTAATATACTTTTATTACTCATACACCCTATATTATACCATATTTTTTATAAAAAGTAAAGCTTTCTGTAAAGAAAAAAGTTAATAAAATCAATGGCTTATTTAAAAGAAATCCTCTAAGCTACTTGTTTCTTCAGTTTTCCACCCCAATGGTGTAGTCATTAACTTTAAAGCATCTAAAAATACCTTTTGAAACATTGTATCATAATCAATATATTGATCTATTTTAAATTCACTTGGCAATGTATCTAAAAAAGCAATTACATTTGTAGATTGTAAAGGATTTGGTGTTTTAAGATGTATGAATTTAATTTTATCGCTTTCTCTTATAAGAGCAATTTTCTTCGCTAGTTTCATTTTATTTACAAAATGATTATGCATTAACGCACCACGAGTGTGCATTGGTGTTGATAGTTTATAAATTTTTACAGAATCAGCATATTCGTTTATACCTTGACATGATCTAGGGAATGCAATCTGTTCTGGTCTTAAACTATAAAATTCTTTTTTATAGTTGTTAATGAAATTGAATAATTCATATTGATTGCCATATAATATAATAGGAAGAGCATCTTTAAGTTTTTTTCTTACAATCATAGGTGTACTTGATTTAACAATCTCTAACCCCATTATTTTAAATTTTGGTGTACTATAAGAAATACCCTCTTGATCTAATACTGAAAGAATATATCTTTTCTTAGCAGTCCATATTGCTCTATCAGAAATACTCTCTCGTTTCATTATCATTTTATTCTTAGCATTATGACGTTTTGCTAATTCATCATAACAAGTATTAATATATGGTATGATTTTATCTTGACAAATTTTATCTATAAATGCTACAATCTTTGATCTATCAGGTACATCTAAGAATGCTTTCTCTACTATTTTTTCAAAATTTACATAAATTGAATCTGTATCAACTGCAATAATATAATCTTTATTTTCTGTTTTTAAAATTTTATTCACATAATCATTCATCTTATTATGAATCCATTTTATAGCAAGTTGCCCACCAAGTGTGATTGCTTCAGCCATACGTATGTCGAAATATCTAAAATGTTCATTACCTATCGCACCATAAGCACTATTCAGAGCGATCTTATAAGCCATTTGTTCGTTATTATATTTTGATATAACTTTTTTAAGCTTAGGATCTTTGGTTATTTGAAATTGTTTTTCAGCTTCTATTAATTTCTTTTTAGCAATATCTCTTTGAGCATAAAAAGTATTCATAATATTAGGAAGCATTCCCTCAATTTTATTTGTATAAACTGAACCATTTACAGCAACAGTTTCATCATCTTGAAACTCAGCTGGATTGTTTAGATAATGATCTACTCCTGATTTGTAAGTTTTATTTTGAATTGTTTCTGGCGAGATATTATAATGCATAATTAAATGTGGATAAAGTGAAGTTAAGTCAAACCCAACAACCCATTTATGCATTCCTAAGATTGGATCTTTTACATATGCTCCTTCAAATTGTTGACTTTTTCCTATTGGTTTTTTAGGTGGAATAATAATATTTTTTTGTATAAGGTGATTGTGAATAATCATATCCCAAGTTCTTACTTGAGAATAAACGTCAGTAAAATTAACTTTCGCTTTATATGCAAAAGTGACAATTAATTCTAAAAGACGCATTTTATCTTCTAGTTGAGTAATTAATTCAGTATCTCTTATGTTATAATCAACAAATTTATTCCAGTTCTTTGTATAAAATTCTTTAAATGAAGCATATTCACTGTGATCTAATTTAGTCACACCTAATTCATCTTGTGCTATATCAACAAGCTTATATGATTCTTTATTCGTATAAGTGTATTTCTTATACAAACTCATATAATCTAAAAGAGATGTTCCTTCAAAATCAATATATGTTGTTTGTCTATTTCTTACTGAAACTGTTTTAGATGAAATAAAAGACCATGGACTTAATTTTTTAGCAGTATAATCGCCTAGCAATATCTGAATTCTTTTATAAAGATAAACTGTATCAAATGCACCTACATTCCAACCAGTAATAATATCTGGACAATTTTTATGCCACCACTTAATAAAATCATCAAGCATAGCATTCTCATCAGGGAAAGCACGATATTCAACATCTGTACGTTCTCCTGTATATTTTTTTAATCCCCATGTGATGATTTTTTTAGTATGAATGTCTTGTACTGAAAGAAGTATAATAGATTCAGTTGGATTATTTACGTCTGGAAAACCATTCTCAGTTGTTGTTTCTATATCTAAAGAATAGATTCTTATTTTGTAATAATCAAAATCTAAACTTGCTTCAGGATATGCTTGATTAATATATTGATGAGTGAATGAAAGCATTCCATGCACGTCAAAATTAGAGATTGTTTTAAATTCTTCAAAAAATGTTCTTGCGTGTTTCATAGAGTCAAAATTAACTCTATAACAAGGTTTTCCGTCTAGTGTTTTGTAGGGTGTATCACCAGTTCCTTTGGTAATATAACAGTGTGGTTTAAAAGGGATTCGTTCTTGGATTCGAGTACCAACATCAGTGACTGCTCGAACGAGCACATCGTTGGCTGTAGTGGAAACGTTAGTGTAAAAATTTGTACCTATTTTAGAATTCATTTATTTTTTCTCGCGAATATATCGCAACCTTTTTATTAAGAGTGGTGTGCCACATTTGAAGGCACATAACAAATTTCTTCAATTCTAAGAAGAAGAAGATAAAGGCACACCACTATTTACTGGCAAGGATTTAGCCCTCTCAGTAAATTCTTTAATTAGTTAATTGGTGACAATTCAGATTTTCTTACTGGATTTTTCCAATTAGAATATTTGAATTTTGTACCATATAAAGCTTGAATACCAGCAGCAATAATTGCTCTTGTTGGTGTTCCTAGTCTGTAATATGTTTTACCAGCAACTTTATTGCCATAAATCATATGACCTTCTGCTCTTAATGTGTCAATCATCGCTCTTGGAGATTCTAGATCAAATCTATCTCTGATTGTTTTCCATGCAATGTTTTCACCTTTTGATAAAAGGTTTAACACTTTCGCTTTTTTCGATAATGTTGGTTTTACACTTCTTACAGAAGATTTTCTACCGAACATTCTTTTTAGTATAGTCATTATATATTTACTCCTTGTTGTACTATATTGTTTATTTTTACTTTACTCCATATATTATACTATAAAATTTCTTGGAAGTAAAGTACCTTTAATTATACTATTAAAGATGGCTTTGTTATAATATCCAAACCAGAACCAAACATACGATTATATTCGTTAGTTAATGCTTCTGCTGGAATTGATGTTGTTAATATCATATCTGATCTAAAAGTAAATACTTTGTCTGATGAGAATGGAAGAAATGGTGCGAATGCTAATGACATTCTTTTTTGTTCCTTACCATCTTCACCTGTTAATATAACAGCAGGTGCTTCAATAGTAAGTTCCTTTTCATCTTCTTTAATTACTTTACCAATCATATGTTGACCATTTAACAATACGATTATTTTAACTTGTGGATTATTTTGATTCATAGACTATATTATATTATAAAAATACTTGTGTGTAAAGGTTTAGAAAATCGGCTCTAATTCATCCTGGAGTAATTCTGATGGAGTTTTGATAGGTATATCTGGTGTAGATATATGTTGCTGTAAAGTGAATGGTTCCTCACACTTACATTGTTTAAGCAAACAACAAGGAATGCCTAAACAATTAAGGTGATTAATACAATCTTTGTGGTGATTGTTCATTTTTTATAGAAAACTACTTAATGCAGTAAGTATTGCTAAAACAAAAACTATAATGAATGATATGCCTACAAATATTTCATATATAGGTTGATATTCTTTATAATTATTTTTTATTTCTTTTTTAGCTTTACTTATCCATTTGTTTTCACATATGTTATAAGGTATCATTTTATTTTTCTCTTTAAGTGTAATTGATTGGTGGAATAATTAAACTCCACCAATCTTTCAAATAGATTATTTTACTTCTATTTTTTTTGGTTTTTTATGTTCTGGGATTATTCTTTCAAGAATAACTTTTAACATACCATTTAGATATTGAGCATCTTTTACTTCGATATTCTCAGATAGTGCAAACGATCTTTCGAAAGCACGATTTGCTATACCTTTGTATAGATCAACATCTTTTGATTTTGATTCATCAGACTTTGACTCACCTTTGATAACTAATTTGTCATCTTCTAATGTGATTTCAATATCTGATCTCGCAAAACCAGCTACAGCCACTTCGATAACATATTTGTTTTCGTCAACTTTTTTTAAGTTGTATGGTGGGTAGTTTGGTATCATTTTGCCAAATGACTCGTGTATATCGTGGAATCGTGCCAATTGGTCATCGAAACCTACGAAAAACTTATCAAAGTCTTTGAACGCATCGTTAAAAAAAGTAGGAAGTCTAGTCATTACTTTCCTCCTTTGCTAACGTTCGCAACAAATGTCTCTGTTAAGTTGACGAATGATTTTGCTAATGTTTTGCTAAAAGTTTGAGTAGCATCAATAATTGTATTTACTGGTTCTGCTACTTTTGAATCTTTAATAAAAGTTTCTACTAAAGACTTTTGTGCGTTTGACAGAGTGTCAATCGCTTGGTTTATGTTTGCTATCATTATATCCTCCTGTGAAAGCAAGGTTATTATTTACTACTGACTTTCCACTATTGGAACAATCAGGTGTGTTATACTCGATACAACGATCGAATATACACTATTATATAGGTATTATTTTTAAAATTACTAGTACCTATACAATATTATTTATTCAAGTTATTGAATTTATTATCTTTTTTTTTATTCAATAAGCTTAAATTTCGTGTCTTTGAGTCTATTTTCTTACCTAAAATAAGACCCATAAAGAATGCCATAGCTATAAAAGCAACTATTAATAAAGTATGCCAAATATAGAACATTTATTTCGCTCTTTTTCCAATATTATATTTAGCCACAAGTTCCCAACCTGCTTTGTCCTTATGTGCTAAAACTTTAATTTGACTTAAAGAAGCTTTGGATGAAATTTGAGCAAGATCTTTAATTTTTAATAATCCCCAATCAGCCAATAATACAGCTATTGTATTTCTTCTTTCAATATCGTTTGTAGTAATATTAGATTCTTTTCCATCTAAAGAGAATAATTCTTTAAAATGAACGATAAAATATCTTCCTTGTTTATGTAATATATGACAAGATTGATATAGTTTTTTATCAGTACGACTTGCGATGCCGATACGTGTTAATGTTTCTCTAATTTTTAAAAAGTTATCTGGTTCGATCAGAAAAACTTCTAACATTTTGTCTGGACTCCATGCATATGGAACAGACTTATTTGAATCTTCTTTTACAGTCTCTAATGATTCTTGTTTATTTTCAACTTCACTCATTGTATGCCACCTTTATAAAATTTTGATTTAATAATTTCAATCTGCTCTGGTTTTAAAAGGGATAATATCTCTTTTGCTTTTTGAGCAGAAACGTTATAATATTCCATAATAAAAGGTTCATTAGAATCTTTAGATTTTTTTGCCCACTTTTTATTCGAATATCTTTTCTTCTTAGCGACTATATTTAGGTAAAACAGAAATTGCCACTTCTTTGGAACATAGTGCAAAATGTTAATTTCATTAGCTATTTGGACTGTATCTGGAAACATAGAGAGAGATCTATTAATAATATAAGGCAAATAATCTTCTTCGAAAGACTCTGTTTCGTGTAGGTTTTCTTTACTATAATTGATAGCTGTGACGAACTTAAATGGATTTGTTTTATACTTTTTTACTTCCACTGACATTTTTTCATTATCTCTGTCATTGCAGCAATCTTATTAATATTCGCATCTGCTACGAAAGCTGACTTGTATTGATAATCTGCTAGTATTAAGACCAACTCTGGTATTGAATTCTTTTCAATCGATTGATGGCATTTTTCAAATATTTCTGAGAATAAATTTGTAGTATCAATATCTGAATTAAGATCAATCCACTCACGCATTTTATCCCACTCTTTATTCTTTAAATATTTAAATAAGTTTGTATAAGACTCATCTGATACCCCCACAAGAACTCCTGTGTCGATAGTACCACCTACCGAATATCTTTGTAGTTCATTTAATGTTTTTCTAAAGTCAGGAAAGAACTTTTGTATAAGAGTAGCGACTACTTTCTTATCGTATTTTATATTTTCTTTTTCCAGGATCTCAACAACTCTATTGAAAAAATCAGTAGCAATAACTGCTCTCTCATCATTTGGTATTTTAAAGTCAACTACAGAACATCTTGATTTAATCGGATCAATAATTTTATTCTTAAAATTACAAGTAAGTATAAATCTACAATTAGAAGAAAACTCTTCTATAAATGCTCTTAAAGCTGGTTGCATTATATTCGGAGTCATATAATCAGCTTCATCTAGAATAATAACTTTTTTTGCTGCAGTCAAAGATACAGTTGAAGCGAATCCTTTAATCTTTACTCTTAGAGTGTCAATCATACGACCCTCTTCAGAACCATTTATGATTATATACTCAGCACCAATTTCATCACATAGTGCACGAGCCACAGTAGTTTTACCAACACCTGCTGTACCATAAAATAGAAAATGTGGTATCTGTCCTCCTTTAATGAAAGACTTTAATGTAAGTTTAAAATTTTTAGGTAAGATACATTCGTTGATTGTACGAGGGCGATATTTCTCAACCCAAACAAATTGGTTTTCAGATGTGTTTATCATATTGAAAATACTTCTAATGGGTTTTTGAATGCTATTTCACTTGACATAATATAATATAGTTGTATAATGGGAGTGTTCCTCCCATTAGATTATTTGCCGATTACAGAATCAGATTCGATTGCGATGTAATATACTAGCGAACCTTTAGT